TATATTATTTCCAATAATTTGAGTTGTGGGTTTAGCTACAAATAAACTATTTTCTCTATCAAGAACCCTAGGATATATCTGATTAGCATAACTTAACATATTCGCCTGAAATGGCCCCAAAACTCCTTGAATACAATCTTCAAGCTCCGCCGCTCCAGAAGCTATAGATTGATAATTATCTAAAACATAAGAGCTATCTACAGTTATTGGAGCTATTGCTGTAACACAATTATTAAGATCTGAAACAACGGCATTTAAATCAGGAAATTCTGGAAAATCTACATTAGCTGCGTCGGGGAACCTATTTTCTGTGGCATCTCTTGTTGCCTTTACCGAAGGGTGACAGCCTAGTCCTATTAACTGGTGCCTTATAAGTTCGTTATGGTTAATATCCATTAAAAAAGTTTTGCTTCCGCCTGGTGATGGGGCTGACGAAGTTAATTTCCAAGTAATGTGTCGCTCTGGATTTAATGAACTAAATCCACTAAATGTACTACTACCAATGGCATTTGGATCGCTATCTAACACCACGTTATAAGCATCTATAACTGAAGATATATACCAGGTTCCACTATTATCGTCAGAAGTGCTTTCATTTCTATCTGAAATATCTAAATATCTACCTGAAAAAGACGAATCAAAAAATTCCGTATCTGTTCCAAACCTTACCTGATCAGATGCCAAAGCTGTTGGAGGGAAAACAAAAGATGATAAATATCCATCAGATCTTTCTTCATTAGGTATTTGAAACAACTGAGCCGTTCCCCCACTATCTACAGAAGTTATGGCATAGTCTTGACCATCTACTGTTAAGATATAAGGAATATCTTCAGCGGACATTTCATTATAATTGAGACCTTTTGGAAAAAATTCTCTTATTTGAAGAAAACTGCTTTGTGCGGAAGACGAAAAAAATCTTATTTCATAATCAAAAATATCTTCTCCATATAAAACTATTAATGATCCATCTATTCCAGATAAATCATCCTCTTGGATTACTGATGGGCACTGATCATCACCACAACCTGAACAAGAGCCGCCAGAGCCTCCACAAGGAATTCCTACGCCAAGATTTATAATCGCTTTAATCATAATAAAAAGAGCTGCCAGTGCCGATGTAATTCCAACAACATTAAACATTTCTTTTATCAAAGCAACTATTTTAAATGCCACTGCCGCCTGAGCATCTCCATTTCCACTCTCAAAAGCATCAATTAAAGTTTGAACATTAGCAATAATATCAATAATTAATGGAAGTATGACCTCAAGAATATATTCAATAATTGATATAACTATTTTAATATAACATAAAATAATGGCAATTATCGCAAATTGGGGAAATATAAGGATTAATTCCGGCAAACAAGTGCCAAAAAGCTTAATCATTGCCGAAATCATAGCAAAGGGGTTGGGAATAGCACATAAGACATCTATAATACAGGCAATCATTCTTAGAATTATTGTAATTACACTGTAGGCTGAGGCAAAATTAGATAATACTCTAGAATGATCAGCAATAATATCTCCTAAATTAACTGTAGCACTAGGAAGTGTTATTGGACTAATTATTGCCCCTCCTGAACAAACACAGTTAAGTTGCGATAATTGTTCAGAATATGTTTTTGGCTGTTCGCCTTCCTCCGGAAATGGTATTTGAACCGGAAGTGTATCTTGTGCCATTATATCTCCTTACGATATTCTTTCGATATTCTTACGATATTCTTCTGCCTGATCTTGAGAAGTATCTTGGATTTTGCTCATAAATTTGAACTTTTGGAGCATCTATTACCACCCTGCTGCCACTTTTTATTACAGTGTCCATTTCACTTATGAAATTCATCCTTCCGGCAGAGTGAATAGTTATTCCTGTTTGTTCAATTATAATTAAATGATCTTCTTTATCTACATCAGGTCCAGTTTGCTCACCATTGGATCTTCTAACCCTTATGACAAACTTTCCACTTTTAAATCTATTAGGGTCAGAAGGTAAAGAAATAGTCCTATCTTTACCTCTTCCCACAAATCTCGTATCAACTTCATCTGTTCCATCCTCCCCTATATAATCAAATCCCCCAATCTCTAAAGCAATTTCGCCATCTGTTTGAATTATAGCACTTCGCCCAGATTTATCCCTTCCTATTCTAGCAATAAGCGCTCCTGCCGTATCTAACATCCAAGAAATTCTATCTGATGTGTTCGCACCTATAGATGTTTCTATACTTCCATCCAAATTTAATTGTAAACTTCTTCCTCCCGCATTAGGAGAAGGATTTTCGTTACTTGGGGTTCTAGAGTTAATCTCTTTCAAAACTGCCCCTTCAGAAGGAGCAGCATCGTCCTCATTTAACTCACCAGTTGCTGTTTGATTTAAATTGCTTCTTAATAAAAGAGCAGCTGTTTGAGTTATGTTGTGAAAAGCAGTTCCGGCTTCAATAAACTCGGGCAACTCTTTCCTTTCTCCCGTAGAAGAGGAACTGTCTGTTGGATCTGGATCTATCCAACTTGATTTATTCCCACTTAATCTATTTTTGACAGAGGTCCCTAAAACTTTAATTCCACCAGGACCAACTTGGTCCAAAAATATATCTTGATTTTTTATATTTCTATGCAATCCTCTAAAATCATCTCTAACATTCTTTTTAGGATTTCCATTATCATCAACTTCAATAGTACTAGAGTTTTCATTTCTGGTTAAAAATGATATATTTCCAGTTTCTGACGATGCCGGAACATTTATTTTAAGCTGCCCTTCTTTATCAATATCTAAAGAAAATTTACTTCTGTCTCTAGCATTGTTCGCAGAGCTAAATATATCAGGAACAGTAAATATAGGAGGGTCTGGTCGGTCAGCAAATGTATTTCTCGCCCTATAATCCCACCCCTTTCTAGCATTAATTTCCATATGATATGCCATTGTATGACGCATTTTTTCCAAAATATCATTAAGAAATTCCCTATCTTTGCCTCTTGGAGCTTCGATAGCAACTCTATTAATATCAATTGGGTTTCCAAAAATATCAACTACCGTTCCACTAATTACTTCCATTAATTCATTAGGAAATGCCAAAGATAAACTTAACGAATTGCTTCTTCTTTCCCTTCTATCATCAAGTTCGTTTAGAGTAACTTGAGAAGTTGTAAGCCTATCAAGTTCTTCCTGATAAGTTCCAAAATCCCAATCTCTGCCATATTCAAGTATAATATTTCTTTTTTCAATTAAACCAGGATTTCTAAACTTTCTATTTTGCGCCTTGCCCTTTACCTCAGCAGACGAGGACCTTGTTATAAAACTTACTTTTTTGCTTGGATCCCATCCAATTTCTTCGAGGCTTTGTTCGGAACTAATCTCAGTAAGAAAATCAACAAAGTCTCTCTCCGAAGATTCTATTCGCACATCTCTTCTTACCAATCCAGAAGCACTTAAGCCAGTTTGGTCTACTTTATAATCTACAGGAGTTCCTATATAGATTGAACATCTGTGAGAGCTATCATCGTCTCCACCAAAAGATATTCCTTCAGAAAAAGCATTTTTAATAGAAACCTCACCATCATTATCAAACCTAAATTGACCTCCAGTAGAACCTTGAATAACAATTTCTCCATTATCAAGTTGAGGAAATTCTATTTCATCAAAACCTATTTCAGAAATAGAGTTTAAATCTTGATAATAGGCTCTTAAAGGAAGAATAGATACAGGGATATATCTTTCGTGAGCAGATACATCTAAAGCTATAATGTTTCCAGGCTTTGGAGCTATAAAAATTCCTTCCCCGCCCTTTCCAGCAAAGGGATGGGGAACAGGAACATCTGGTCCAGGTAAAGCTGTTTGGTCAAGCCATCTTGTGCTTACAATTCCACCATCGTGATCAACATTTGTTATAACTGCCAACCTAATGAGATTGCTAACATAATTCATTGATTACTCCTAGTCCAACCACCTGCTGGAGGGAGTCTTAATCTAATTTCAACCACTGTATTTAACATTTCATCAAAAAAGAAAGATTGTTCATCAGCAACAATCCCTTTCCTTATTGCCTCTAATTCTTCAGGATTTAATTCATTTTTAGGCAAACACTGTCTTACCAACTGTGTGTTTAATAAAGCTGATGAGATTTTATATTTTGCTAAATCATTTCCTGATCCAGACAATAATGAAAAAGGTGACGGAATTCCTATTCCACTTGAAGCACCTGGTCTCTCTGGATTTAAGAACCAACTTTTAACATTGTTGACCTTACTGCTCATATCTTCTGATCCAAACCCTACAACATATATTCTAGGACTATTCGTAGTATCATTAGGATCTATGTCTTTTTTGGCTGCTATGGCGGCATTTTTAAGTATATTAAAGTTTCTTGCTCCGTGCGACCCTGCTAATGGATTATCACTATCCAGTTCTGCATCAAATTTCACAACCCCAAGAACAAAATCATTTCTTGGTCTTTCTCTTCTTATGCGATAGGCACTCTGTGAGCCAGCCTTGGTTGTTAATCCTTTTCCAATAACATCAAGTGGGGTTGGAATATATTCTCCAGGAGGATGACCGTATCTTAAAGTTAAAGATGTGCTAAATGAGTTGTCATACCCTATCTGATGACTTATTCCGTGAACATAGTATAACATTTGCCTATCAACAACATAAACAACATCTCCAAGTTGATAAAACTCATTACCCATAACAGTAATATTACCTTTTAAAATATCTGCTCTTTGTCTTGAAAGTAACATTACAGCGTATGGGGCACATTGTAATTCAGCACTCCAGAAAAATGGTTTATTAAACGGCTTTTCCGCCCTCCAACCATATTGTCTCCAAGAATCAAAATCTACCCCATAAGCTAGGTAAAGAGGCATTCCGCCAGCAATTCCTCCATTGGGTTCTCCAACTATAGGATCGGTGCCACTAACAGAAACAGTTGTTATAGCAGGAGGTGCTTCTTCAAATGTAAAATCTTTTACTACGTCATCTCTTATTACAAATCTAGATCCTGATAAATGACCCAAAGTGTTTTTAGTATCATCTTGAACTAGTTTGCTAAATGCTCCAGAAGTAAAATCACTTAAATCTGGACTTCTAAATCCACCTAAACTTAGCTTTCCACCTTCTGAAATTTGTCCTATTTCAATACTTTGCTCAAGAACTTTCTCTAGAGTTCTTAATAATCTAGACCTTCTACTTATAAAACCAGAGATGTCAGAAATAATTCTAGCAACATCAGTAGCAGGAGTAGTTTGACCATTCCTTGAAGCTCCAATTTTCGCATCATTAAATTCAGGGAAATTTCTAAGTTGTCTTCCTGTAAGGTTTACTAATTTCTTCCTAGTAGTGTTATAAAACCCTTCGTTTCCTTCAGCACTTATTTTTCCAATTATATTTGTACTACTAGCATCTACTTTTGGATTTAATCTTCTTTGTAAATTAATTTGTGATTTGACAGAAAATAAACCTTCATTAGTAAAGTTAAGCAACTGGGCACTTGCGTTCGCTCCTCTAATTACCTCTAACAAACCTAACCTTTGCTTAGAGAACTGTGCTCTATCCTTAGCAGCGGCTCTTATAGCATCAAGCTCTTGTGAAAGAAATAAAAGTCCAGAGCCCGATTTTTTAAAAACAATGTCTTGAACATCAGAATCACTAGATGCTCCAAGCAAAGCTGCTTTTAATCTTATTTGCCACTCTAATATTTCTATATCTTTTACTAGATTTCTCTCCCTTCCTTCAAACAAACTTGATAGAAAATCTGGATATACTTTAATGCCAGCTGTACTTGATAATCTAAACATTGCCTCTAAAACAGAGACAGGAGTTCTATTATATTGAGGCGGTCTAAATTCCAAATGACCTTGGGTGTTTGCGAAAAACTCGAAGTTCAACGTATTTGCCACAGTCTGGCAAAGCTGATAAACTGATTGCCAATCACTTTTAAATAAATCTGGGCTTTGTTCTCTTAATCTTAAAGCAAATGCCTGAATATCAAAATCTTTATCATATTCATCAGATATAATTAAATAGTTTTTATCTCTGTTGTTAATTACATCTTCTCTTCTTCTTAAAACAGCGTGTATCATTCTATCGCCAAATAATCTAACCCTGTCGTCAGAATCTAAAAACTCTAAATCAAAGGTAATATCATCACCAGCAACTCTAATAATATTTTGCTCCTGCTCTTTACCACTAGTTTTAACAAGACTGGAAAATTCCTCTTCTGCTTTTGTTATTTTCTCTCTTGTGATATTTAAATTTGTAAGCTGTGTTCTAGCTACATCAGAAACTTTGGCGTCCTGAACCAAAATTCTTATTCTGTCCAATATAGTTGCTTCTTGATTTCTCAATTGAGTGAGCTTATTTGATTTTCCAGTAAGCTGTCTTTGAAATCTTATAGCATTGGCAAGATCAGCGGGGTCAGTATTAAAAGACCGAAATGGTTGAAAAGAACCGTGAACATAATTTACAGATCTCTGAATCTCCAAAAATGTGGAAAAGAAATCATTTTTGCTGTTTAATGTTGTGTCTGGAACGAAAGCTCCTGTTTGAATAGCAGACTGAACAAATGTAGAAGGGTTGTAAGGAAAACCCGTAACCATTACACTAATTATATTTGCCGCATCCATATTATCAAAAGCAGTATGACTAGCAAAAAAACCAACATCTCTCCTTAGTTGTCTATTATCAACACGGGTTCTATTTAAAGGATCAGTTGTCTGCATATCATATACCGCCGTCATAATTCCTTCTTTCCAACGATAAACTAAGCCAGGAGCGTGCTGGTATAAAGCAATAAGATTGCCCCCTAGGGGTCTAACATCTTGATTCATATCTTCAACACTTGTAACTTCTGAACCTAGAGACGGACCATTATTGAAATATAACTTACAAGCACTGCTTCCAAGCCTTCTTAAATTAGCATCGAGAAGCTCTGGCTTTCCTGTGGGTAATCCAGTAGCAGGGTCTGTGTTAATTTTAAAAGGAGTTAGCGGATCATAAACGATTCCTTGAGTTTGATCTAAAGAAGGTTGAGCATTATATCTAGAAATTCTAAGCCATTCCATATTTGATTGAACACTAACTGACATACTATATTTTCCAGACTCGGCATCATACTTATCTGTTACTTTGCCCACTATTCCTCCAAAAACGTGAAATCCTGCTCCTTCACCACTTGTTTGTAAAGAGCGTAATTTTTTAAAATCCTCAAACTTCATCAGCCCCTTTGCTTCATTTTCCCATTCAACTCTTAATAAGGAATTATCAATTTGAGCTTCATCTTGTAGTCCTAAAATATTTCCAGCAATGCTAATTGGATCATTATTTAGGTTGTTATTTATATCATTCCCTTCGTTATTTCTTCTCGTTCCTCCATCAATATACATATGGATAGTGTCCATTGGTTGAATTAAATACTTACCTAAATAATATAATCTCATTTTACTTCTAGTATATTTTATCTGTTCTTTAATATCTTTTCCATTTATATTATTAAAACCTGATAAAATAGTTTTATTAGTTGCCTGACTATATGTTTCTAAAAGATTATAGATTGCTTCAAAAGATGACTGATCATCAGAGTCTAAAGCTTGTGCTTCTGGAACATCTTCAAGATTATCTGGAGAAATTTCAAAACCAAGCGAATCTATTACAGCAGTTACGGGCTTTTTACCACCGATATTAACAGTAAAACTGATAGCACTTTGGCTCTTGATTCAGATAGTAAAGAATCTCTCATTTGAGCAGTTGCTAAACTTGAAGCAGATGCTTGGTTTAAAGAATCAACAAAATTTGACAACGCAGTGTCTCTTATTGCTGACTCAATATCCTCTTCGGTTACAAATAATATATGATAAGGATCTTCTAAATTAAAACTAGCGTTTCCATTACCGTCAAGATCTAGATTTGTGTTAAGGTTGGAGATTGTAGTGATTTCAAAAACTCCTGTTCCCGGACCTAACTCCTCTAAAACAGGAAGTGATTGATTGGTAAAATATGTGCTTATGGCTACTGGTCTTCTATCCTGAACTGATTTTTCTAAAATTGTAGCAGAGGTAAATGAATTAATATCACCATCAAGCTCTGCTGCTTGAGCAAACAAAGCTGATATAATCTGGCTCGTATCTTTATTATTACTAAACGCCACATCTATTTTATTTAGTCTTTCATAATCTGCCATTATAGAGCATTTTCTTGAAATAAGTCTCTTCGTAGCTCTTAAAAGCCACTTTTCTGCGGGATCCATTAGCTTAGGATCATATAAATTTTTAAGAGAAGAAAAAGGTCGTTTTTTTACAATAATACTTATATTGGGAGTTTGAGAATAAACTTGTCTTACATTTCCCTCTTCCAAAGGAGATGTTTTTCCTTGCTGAATATTGCCACCAACAACAAGTTGTCTTCCTGTTCCGACATAATTTGGATCAAACTTTTCTACTGGCGTCTCGCCCCTTAATTTAGATAATATTCCTCCAGCAAAATCTTTTAACCTTTGAATATCTGGAGTGTTTGAAGAAACCCCTGGTTCTGGAAAACCCGGAATGCCCACGGATTTTCCAAACTCATTTAATACACTATTTAATCCATCGCCAAGACCCGCTTGTGTGGAAACAAAAACTGTCATTATTCCTCCCCGCCAAAACTTGGTGGCGTAGAATCAGCATTAGATTTGAAATAAGCAAGTGGATTTTCTGATTCTGAGTCAAGAGTTGCTGGAGATCTATGCCAGGGCATAAAATTAGTTCTCGTTCCCCTTCTATCTAATACTGTAAATGTCATACTATAATTAAATACCCCAACACCCTGTGTAACTGACTCTGTAATTGAAAATTCATTAAAATATCCTTTAAATACCCAACCCTGGTGGAAAAGCTCAACTGAAACTGCTAAAGAACCAAGTGTTGGAAGCAAAGGAGGATTTGCCGAACCTCCAAATAAACTTGCGCCTACCTGAGCAATAGCATTTCCTGTATTTTGTTCCGCTCCTGCTCCAATTAAGTTTGCCAGGGTCCCTCCAACAGTAAATGATTGTAATCTATCTGCTAATGTCTGAGATACTTGTTGAAAAGCATTTTGTTCAGCCCTATACACTTTTCTTAAAATATTAATACCTTCAATTCCTGAAGCACCAGTTGAACCCTCTAAGGTTATTATAGGAAGCTCCTCTCCCCAATATTGAATTACATATCCGCCCTTAGTTCTTTGCTTTTGAATAACTTTTTTCTCTTGTAATCTCATTTGTTGTGGATTAATATACATAGGAACAAACCCAAGTTGTGGAACTCTCCAAATTATGAGCTGCCTATCTCTTTTACCATCCTTAATATTTGGATTAAGTTGTAAAATTGATGGAGATTCATAATCTCCTATTCTAACTGATGCTTTACTATTATCTATAGTATCATTAATAGGCAAATCTCTTGGCTCTAACCGAGCCCTGTTATCAAAAGCCATTTATATTCTCCTATTTATTATTGGTTATTCCTAAAGGTGCTAAGGAATTTATTTTTTTAACTAAGTGATTCTGAACAACATTTTCAATAGAAGATTTTAAATCAGGATCATTTAAGTTGCTTACAATTTTAACCACTAGCTCTAAATTTTTTTGTTCTTTTTGTGCCTGTGGAGTTAAAACAGAAAGAGGATTGTTTGGAAGAGTTGCGTCCCTTCTTACTGAAGTTTGATCATTCTTTACATTATTTTCAATTGCCTTTAATATCGGCATCATTGCGTTTTGACTTGTTCTTCTTGCTTGATTTCCCTGAATAGCTCTAAGCAAAGGTGTTGCTGCCATACTAGGCTGTTGTGATGGAGTCGTTAAGTTTAATCTAGGAACTACCGCCTCTCTTTTAAATATCTGAGCTAACGAACCTAATGAAAAACGACTTGGACCTAAACTATCACTGGTATATTTAATGTTTCTTGGAACATTTCTCATAGCGGCACCAATTCGAGAAATGGCATTATTAAAATCTCTAGCACTTAATACACCTTGCCCTGCGGCACCACTAACCCTATCTAGTGATTTAGCAACCGTTCTATCAGCAGCAGCGCCAATGGCGTCTGATCTTTTACCTATGGCTGCTCTTAACAGTTGTTCAATTCTTTGTAAAGCGGTGAGGCTCTTTTGTTGAATTGTTCTGCCAGCCTGAAAAGCATCTTTTAAAGCCCTACTTCCTTCAAGCTGAGACATTCCGCCTTGACGAACTTTTCTTAGAACTTCAAGAATTCTGTTTTGTTGCTCACGGCCAGAAACTCCTGTTAGCTTTCTTAACATTTGTCTTTGAATCATAAACTGCATTTCTAATCTTGGATCATTTGCCGCTTGCTGAAGAGTTATAATTCTTCCACCACCAAATCTAGAAAGAGACCTTGTTAGAGCTTGTAGATTTCTCTGCATACCTCTTGGGCTCCTCATCGCTAGCTCAAGCTGAAGACCTCCTCCAAGGGCAGTTGCTCCTCTTCCTAAACCACTCATCATAGAAATAAAAGCTCTGTTTTGAATTGACATATTTGCCAATCCTTGAGTTAAATTGGAAACAATTTGACCAATATTTTGTAAAGGAACTCTGCTTTCTCTTAATGTTCGAGCAAAAGTTGTCCACATATTGGCAGCAACAGAACTTCCACGACCAAAAATAGCAAGGCTTTTGCTGGCACTAACTATTTGCTCTCTGGCAACAGACATTGGGGCATTTGTTTCTTTTGACGCTTGAGCGATAAAACCCATCTGCTTAATTGTTTGTTCAGCAGTTTGGTTAAATGATAAAAATGCTTCTCTGCCGAATGTCCCAGCTTCTGCCGCTGACATTCCAAAAGCTTTCATAGTCGTGGCAAGAGCCGCTGATGGCTGAATCATTCTAACTTGAGCACCCAATATATCTTCCAACCCACGGGTTGTTGGAGCTAATGCTCCAGGAACATCTTTCATAGTTTGATTCATTCCGTAAATTTCTTTGGCAGTTAGCCCTGTTGCCAATGCTGATTTTCTTAGACCTTGAGCATACTTTCCAGCAAACTCGTTTGCCTTATCAATTGAGTCACCGTGAAGAATTGCTGCCTGTCTCGCCAATGCCTGGGTTTGATAAAGAGATCTTAAATAAGTTTCAACTCTTTTAAGAGGAGCTAATAATTTTCCATATTTGCCAAACAAATGATCAACAGCCGCCCCCGCTTCATTTGTGGGAATAACCAAACTTTGAATAGTTTTGCTTCCAGCCACACCAGCAATTTCAGCATATTTGGACATAGAGCTGGTTAGTTTTAAAGCAATTTTTCTTCCAAGACTTTCAGCCCCTTCTGAAGCATTAGCTAACCTATCTTTAATGCCATCAAGACTAATATTAAGTTTATCTGCCTCATCTTTTAATTTTTTGGCGTTTTCGGCAAGTTCTATTTTACTTAGCTTGGTGCCATCAGCACTTTTTTTGACACCATCAAGGCTTTCCTTGGTTTTATCCAAGGTTTTATTAAGATTTTTATTAGCATCGTCGTATTTTTTTACTCCTTCAACATCTTTTTCACTTATCACCTTGGGATCATCAGCCATTTAAACCTCATTTATATGGAATGAAATTAACCAAATCTAAATCCATATTTAAATATTGTTCTATTTCACTTTGATTAACTTTCTTTTTCTTATCTTTTTTAATTTCATCTTGTAAGCTTTTCTTAAAATCTTTAATTGACATTTCTTTATTTTCAACCTTAGGAATTCCTCTACCAAATGTTTCTTTAAGCATAGCATCAAAATCTTCTTCTGAAGTTTCGTAAACATTATCACGATTTTCTCTTACTTGACGAACGGCATCTGGGTTTACAAACATTGCTCCATATTCAGTTATATCTCTTTGTAACTCAAATCTTTCTGTCTCATCTTCAATAATTTGGGTTTGATACCAAGCCCACTGAGCGTCGTTGATTTTTTGAAATATCTTGTCATCGACTGGCACCTGAAAGATTTTACATAATTTCCATCTGAGCCGATGCCACGACCCAGTTGCTATTTTTTTACTTGTTCAACATTAAATTGAGCATCACATCTGTCAGTAATTTTATCATATGCCTCTAAAAGAACAGCTATAACTGGAGACTGTAATTTCCCCATTACCTCCATTCTTTTGCTTAAAACATCTAAATTATCTGGACCATCGTAAAAGTTTTCCAAAGGGGTTCCATTTACACTGTCAATTGCCATTGATAAAATCATTTTATTAAAACTAAATAGTTTCTCCACGTCCGCATATTCATCAATATAATCAGCGGCCATTAGTCTTTCTGTAGAACTTAAGCTTCTCATTTTAAAACTAAGGTTTCCAATCACAACATCCTCTTTAATACATCCAAGTTCAATTAATGAGCCCAGATCAGCTTCTTTTATTTGCTGTTGAGGATTTTGCTTTTCTTTGGAATGACCCTTTGAGGAGCCAAAAGTGCTATGTTTAATCTCTGTCATAATCACACCTCTGCCTTTCCCAAGGTATTGGGTAGGTTTTATTTAATAGTTATAAGTTTAACTATTGGAAGGAAAAGGGGAGAGTTCTCTCCCCGTTTAATAAACAATCTAAATTAATTCTCGAAACTCGCATTGATTAGATTAGCAACATCCATTGTGCCTCTAAAACCTCCAGCTCCGCCTGAGCCTCCTGAACCACGGTCAGTAGATCTTTCTCTCTGATTAATCTGAAAATTAATCCCACGACTTCCGCCCTGAGCAGCATTTGCTTCACTTGAGCCAAGAGTTGAGCTTATATCTTCAATCCAAATGGTTCCACTTTCTGAAATAATAAAATTATCAGCTTGATATGTAGCACTTAAACTAGCAAACCAACATCCAGTAAGTTTGTGAGAAACCGCACCTTCATTTTCTCCATTGGTCCTATCGATGACCAAAATATCAAATGTAAGAAGCTGAGATTTAATGTTGATAAAACCTCTGGCAAAAGCTTCTGGAAGATGTAATCTATCAAAAACAATTCTTTCTATTTGTGCCTGATGAGTTGTTGGTTGTCTTGGAACAATTTCCAAAACACCATCTGTTCCAACTTCCTTGACCCTCTCTAAACTCCTTTCCTGCTGAATTTGAAGTCTCTGAATTGCTCCAACAGTTTCAGTTCCAACCTTGATAATTATCTGCGTAGATAATCCAGTTTGTATGTTTGACTCTAATTTAGAGCCTGTAGTGGGATACTGAGCCATATTATATAGCCTCCATTATGTTAATATATTTTTTGTATTTCCTATCTAAATAGATATTAGTATCTTCATAAATGTAATCTAAAAACTTGTTTGCCAAATTTCCTGAAAAGCCAAATCTATAAAGATTTTTATTCTTTCTTTTTCTAACTGTTGCCTTGGTATTAAAGTTATTTTTAATATTATCTAAAATCCACTTTAATATATCATATGAACCAGAATATAGTTCTGAAACAAATACTTTACGGAAATTATTATATCCTATATGTCCGTCTCCATCAAAATATCCTCTTATATAATGTCTAATCATGTTTTTTGGCATATTATCTGGAGGCTGTAAAGTTAAAGATTTATTAGGCGTAATAGAAAAATTATTATTAAGGCTATTTATTAATAAATTAGACCTTATTTTAATACTACAAGTCCCATTGTGAAATAGTATCTTAGATTTTATATCAAGATTATTTTTAAACTTTTTGAGATGATTTTTATCATCTTCTTTTAGCTGAATACTTAAAATATTTTTATAAACATTGCCGTCAGCAGCTATAAATCCTGCCCAATAACAACTTTTTTCATTTAAAAAATCAAAATATTTGTGTTTAGCATTAAAGTTAATTGATGTTTGTGATCTGATATTAATATTATTTAAAATCATTCTATTCCTAATAGTTCCATAATTACACTTTAATATATCCGCTATTTTTTGAATTGATTTCCCTTTATTTGTATATAGATCTTTTATTTCTTCAATGTCTAATTCAATCATTATTTTCTTATGTTAGATTACCGGTAGGATCAAATCTTCCAGGTCTGCCTATTGTATCTGTTGCTCTCTCCATAGTATCATATTCAACAGAAATTCCTCTTAAGCCTCCATTAACCATACTGATACTATTTTGAGAAGAGGTTACTCTTTCACATAAAATATTTGCTCTTTCAGAAATAACAAAACTATCAGCACTTATTGTTGGAGAGTACTCACTAAACCAACAATTATGAAAAACGTGAAGAATGGAGTCATTTCCTATTTCATCAGAAAGCGACAAATCAATTACTTCAATATCAAATGGAAATCTCTGAGATTGTATATTAACAAAACCCCTTCCGAAAGATTCTGTTAATCTTAAATTATCAAAAACAACCCTTTCAACTGATAAAGAAATTTTTGCCGCCCCCTTTGGATGAATTTCAACTATCCCGTCAGTTCCTATTTCTTCCCAAACCTGGTGCTCTCTTCTTTGAGTTATTTGTAACCTTTGAATGGCACCAACTGTGATCCTTCCCACCTTTATTACCAGTTGGGTGGAAAGAGTTGCGTTTATCTGAGGTCGTTGTAATAAAGTTCCTGTCCTAGGATAAGCCATTAATCACCTTTTGGATTTATATTTTAAATACCTTTTATATTTCCTATCTAAATAATATTCAGCATCCTCATATAACCAATCAAGAATATCATAACACTGCTTACCCATAAATTCTACCGTACAAGTGTTAGAATGCCTTCGCTTTATAATTTTAGGATTTCCTGTTGAGTTAATATTACGTTTTATTTCATTAAATATCGTTTTTAAAAACTTAATTGAACCTGAACATATTGTAACTCTAGGATTTTTATTGTGTTTGTGCCACCCTAGAGAGCCATCACCATCAAAATAGCCCCTAATATAATGTCTTATCATATTTTCTGGTATATTTGGAGGTTGAAGTATTAATGATTTTTTTGGGATTATATTAAAGTTATATTCTAGACTGTTTATTAAATATCTTGAATTAAACTGAATATACGCTGATTTTTGAACAGAACTAAATTTATTCCTTTCTCTAAAATTTATATCAGCATTGCTACTCAAAAATCTTTTAATTTTCTCTAAATGGTTTTTATCTGTTTGTTTTATTTCAATACCCAAATATCCATTGTTATTTATCCACCCGTCTGCCCCTATAAAACCTGCCCAATAACAGCTTTCTGGTGTATAAGTATCAAACTTCGTTTTATCTAAATATCTTTTAGTATTTTTTCTAACTCCAAGTTTCTTAAAATTATCCAATAACGTCCATTTAGATACATTATATTTTTCTGCCAAATCTTTTAAACTACCTCCGCTCAAATACTCTTTGGAAATAGCTTCGTAATTTAAATCAAAGCCTTTACAACCTGGTGATTTACGCTTCATTTTTTGCTATTATATTGCTTATAGATGCTCGCGATAAATTAAATCTGTCCGCCAAATCCTTCATTTTTATATTTAAAGAATTATATAAATTAACAATTTCCATATTACGAATTAAAATTTTATTATCTTTTTCTTCTTTATTCCTAATCTGGTTTAACATTCTTTGTTTATAATCAATAAATCTATTATATTTTCTATCAAGCCTTATTGTTTTATTAGAATTTTCATATATCTTGTTAAGTATATTAATTGTTTGAAAACCCATATATTCTAGACAATATGTTTTATTATTTGAGTTTTTATCAAGTTTATAAGTAATTTTTGGATTACCAACTCCTTCGATAAAAGATATTTTATTTTTTATCCATTTTAATAACTTTAAAGAACCTGATGCTAAATAAATTCTTGCTTTATTATTTGACTTATGCCAACTTATTGAACCGTCTCCATCAAAATACCCTCTAATATAATGCCAACTATATATGGTTTTAGGAGGGGGAAGCAATATTCTTGTTTTATTAGGAATTATATTTAACTTAAATATTGCCGTAACTGCTGATTTTGAATTTAAGTTTAAACAACAGGATTTAATAATTTTGTTATTTTTTATAGTCTCTCTAAAATATAAAGTTTTTGCCCCAGACCAAAGACTTAATTTCTGCAAATGTGATAAATCATCTAGTTTTAATTGTATAGATATTCTTTTTCCACATTTGCTTATATTGCCATCGGCAGCTATAAATCCTGCCCAATAATAAGTCTCAGCAGTATTCTCTAAAAATAATTCTGAACGCAGTTTGGTTTGTTTTTTTATATTAAATTCTTTTGATTTTTTAAAAAATTGTTTTCTTGAAATATTATATTTATTAATTAAGAAATTAGCAGTTTTTCCATTTAAATATTCCTCAAATATTAATCCATAATTAATTTTTTCCTTAGCAGTGTGTCTTTCAGTTATTTCTTCATCTAATTTCATTAATTATTTCCCATACTTATTAAAAGAGTCCTACGCTCACATCACAGAATATCCAGTTAACTGGATAGTTAGGTTGGACTTCAACCACGATATTGTATTGTCTTGGCTCTACATCATCTCTGGATACAGATAGGTTTCTATAAGCAGTAATCAAGTTTTGAGAGACAAAAGCATTAAGTAGCGAAATTGCTTTGGCAGTTAAAGAAGGAATTAGTGTAGGATCTTCTGGTTGCCCGATAAACTCTCTAAATGTATCTCTCATAGTTCTCGCGATATGATCACGAATGAACACGATTGATAGTTCTTCATCTTCTGGGTTTCCACTTTGAGAAGTTGTAATTCCGTGAATAACTCTCACGCCGCCTGTAACTGGCTGACATACAATAATTCCATCATCTCCAAGAGAAGCAAGAACGGTTTCTTTATATTGACGACTGTTTAGAATTGTTATTCCAGATAATACCTTATTTGTTAGAGGCTGAGCAATATTAGGCTCTCCTGACATTCTTCCTGCCGCAGCGGCTGAAATCCAATACCCTGGAATTGTGGTTGCTGTTCCATTAACAACCCTAATAGCTTGATCTGGATAGAAATACGCAACTCTAAAGCTGTCTCCAAAGCTATTTACAACACTGTAATCTGTCAAATCTTCGATATTTCCATCTAATATCTCTTCGGCAGAATCACCCTGAATGCCCTCAAGAATTCCTATATTCTCTACAGCCGCGTTGGATACGCCGAGCACATTATCAGTCGTTAAACCATCCAAAGCACCTGTGAAGAGCACACGCTCTCTCTTATAGAATGTTGAAGACATTCTCTCCACGTGGACACGACCAGCCTGCTGAATTGCTGAAAATGTTTGACTAGGATATAGACCAAGAATCTGTAAATCTTGAGTCTCTAAAGTATCAAGAGCCACTGCCCAGTTAGCATCAAAAAAGTCTTCATCTTTCTCATCTATATAACTAACTCTTAAACCTTTGCCCGAAGCTAAAGCTAAATCAGTTGTAAATAAAACTCTATAAGATGATTCTCCAGGAAGTAATAGCTGCCATTTTAAATCTGTTTCGGTAGCAAAAAATCCAGAATCTCTTGAAATTCTTACAGTTGTGGCACTTACAACCTCTGTAATTTCCCATCTGCCAAGATTAGCAGTTCCAGTATTTACGACATCAATATATTTTCCATCAGTTACTGCTTCACTTGTAAATGAGGCAGAAGAGGCTGTAAAAAATGCTGTTGAGCCAACACCAATTGGTGAAATATACCCATCAATTCCAGTATCTTCAATTTTATCATCACTTACAACAGTATAGCTATATGGAGTTCCACTTGAGCCTGGAGCCATAAATTCAGTTAGTAAATCAGCACTTACGCCAGTATCTTCATAAGTGGAAAATGCGGTCGTAATATCAGGATCATAAAATGAAACTTTATTAGGGAATATTTGGTCCTCTGACCCATCAGCATTTATAATAAAGAAATGAACTTCTGAATCAGCTCCTGGTTTTCCTGGAGCAGTGATTGGAAAAATTAAATCATCTGGATCAGAACCACCATCAGCACCAGTTTCGCCTGTTAGTGAATTTTGAGCAGGAAGAACAATTTCACTAGTTCTTCTTGGCAATGCTGGTTTCGCCTGAACAGCCAGAACACTTGTTGCTCCATTTTCAAAAGCCAATTGCGCGGCAAAAGATAATGTATTTTCCAAATCGGGCTGTCCGTGCTTAATATAAAGTTTTTCTGGCTCTGTAAATGTTTGAGGATCAAGCAAATCTGCTTCAGCAATATATCTGGCTTCTAAAGTATCTCTTTCCTGTAACACCTTACTAGAAACCTGAATAGAGTATCTGTCGCCTACATCGTGAGGCTGACTAGGAGAAGGATTATATATAGCAAAAGACAAAATTCCATTATCTACGGCGGCTCCATCACTTTTCCAAGTAAATGGCTGACCATATGAGTCTACTAATTGTCCGCTAACTGAACCTGAGGCTATAAATGTAGCTTGCTCTCTTATAGGAGCACCATAACTGTCTTTTAAAACACTAGTACACCTAATTGTCCAAGTTTCCGCAGGAGCATTAGAATCTGTAAGATTTATTGCTGATAAATAACCATCACCGGTGTTTCCTGAGCTTTCTGAATATAATATTCCGCCCTGATCAACAATAGAAGCACTTTGAAGCTCTATTTGACCTGTAGAAATATCAATTCTTGCGTCATAACTTGATGAGAAGCTGTTTCCATCAAGAGCTTCTTCTAAAAGTCTTAATTCTGATCCGTTTAATAAAAGAGATGTTCTGTTTGAAACTATGCTGGTGTTTGCCAGACGGAAAAATCTTCCATAACCATCAGTGGCTAATTGAGAAAAATCTGGCACAAATCCATCGGCACCGCCCCCTTGAGCAGAATCTACAAGAACCTCCTCGCGACGACCTTCGCCAACTAAACATAAAACTCTCAATCCCCCAGGAATTGATAGAGCCCTTGATCTTACCCTTACCCTCGTCACTACAGATGGTATTAATGGACCTTGTACTCCAGGAATATTAGGCATTTGAAATCCTCCAAAATATATATATTTGACGATGCCCACAATAGCTTAAAACATATGATTTCAAGACTTTATTGAAAATTTTTAGCATCATTGATATAATGTTTTATTGATAGATAATAAAACTTCAACCATTTTAGATTGACAGATAAATAAGTAACTATCAATAAATCTAAATATATTTGAGGACAAAATGATAAAATGTAAAAACTGTAATAAAGAATTTCCTAATAAAATCAAAGACAAAGCTGGAGAGGTACTGGAATTATCCAGTAGAAAATTTTGCCTTTCTTGTTCAGAATATAAGGGAGGAAACTCTAGAAGCTATATTGTAAATTTAAAAAAAGATGAGGCTTTTTGTGCTAGGTGCTTAAATAGAAAGAATATTAAAGAATTTTATATAAGAAAAAGTGGAACTCCATATAGCTATTGTATTGAATGCCAAAACAAAGTAAAAGATATAAAATTTAATGAAAATTTGGAAGAAATTATTATAGAAAGAGGTGGTAGTTGTGAAGATTGTAATTTATCATATCCTTATATAATATATGAATTCTACAACGGAAAAAAATATACTAGAAGTAAACTTAAAGGGATGTCTTTAAAAAAAATGAGAGACACTCTTAAAAACTATGATCTTTTATGTAAAAACTGCTGTGCTATGAGAGAATGGATTAAAAATTAAGTGACTGGAACTTCATAACTGATTGTATTATCTTCAGTATGAACCATAATACTGTCTAAAGCAAAGTTGCCACTTCCTAAAATACCATAGTTAAAACAAAAATTAAGTGTTTCAATTACACTATTTATTGGAAGGTGCCTACGCCATTCTGAATATGTTTCCAGACTAATACTCTGTATATATAACTTATCATTAGCCCAATCTTCTTCAGTTTCAGAACTCATACTCACTCCTCTAACAAAAAGTCCAGCCTCATACAGTTCTTGACGAACAACACCTTGTAAATACCCTGTCACAATATCCGTCAATTCTTCGCGGTCCTGTGTGCTTTCTGAAGTTATTTTAACTTCAAATGTTTGTTCCCAAGCTCCAGTAATGACCCTATGTGTCGGAACCCTAATATATGATCTATTTCCATATCCATCAATTACCAAATCCAATCTATATTTAGTGGTATGATTTTGATTAATAGATATTGGCTTATATTTTCCCGAAGAATGTCTAACTGTTATTGAAGGATTAAATCTTTTATCATAACGATATACATCTCCTATATATATTCTTGTTGTTCTTTCCTCTTGAATATCTGGAGGAAGAGCTGTTAAATCCGGTGTTAAAGGGAAACCAAAGGCGTCGTGAGTATAGCGATAAAATGTATCTTTTTTAAACGATTCTCTAATAACATCTATAAGTAAATTTTTCCCTTGAGATACAGCCGTCTGATTTACAAAATTAGCTTCTTGAAAAAGATCACTATATACTCTGTGCGATGTACTCATTACTTAACTCCAAGGGTTTTTAATTTTTCTTCCGTCAATTCAATATTTTTTATTTTAAGCCATTTAAATACATTTTGGGCGTTCTTGCTTGAATTACATATATTACAAGAAGGAACTAAGTTATCTATACTATTAGAACCGCCTTTTATTATAGGAATAATATGATCAACAGTTCTATTATTCTTGTTCAACTTTTGCTCACAATAAAAACATTTCCAATTTGTAGAATTCATTATATATAACCACTCACTTCCTGAAATATTTCCCCTACTTGCTCTGTTATTTTGTAAAATAGCTATTCTTTCTGGTTGAGAATTATAGCATTTATTACACATATATTTGCCATCTTTTATTTTTGATATTATTCCATATTTATTACAAAAATAACATTCTCTTTTAGGAGGATAATAACATAATCTACATACTGTTTTATTATCATAAAATAATTTTCTTATTATATTACATTTTTTACATTTCCCAACCTTCACGCAACAATATTTACACTTGTCGTCTTTATATATAACCTTCTCTTTTGAACATATTTTACAAATAGATATAGTTCTTATATTCCTATGATTACATTTTGAACATATATATTTACCACTATGGTTAAATATGTTTTTTTCTTTTTTACATATTTCGCATTTTCCAATATTTTTAGAATAATATTTTTTATTATAACATTTAGAGCATAAATTAGATTTAAGAATACCGACTTTATAGCAACTATTACAAGTTTTCTCTGGAGGTATGTAACAAAATTTACAAAATCCATTTTCAAAATGTATTTTGCTATTACAATTTTTACATTTAAATTTAGATAAGTGTTTAAAACATTTAGAGCACAATGAAGAACTTTTTCTAAACTGTCTTCTTTTATTTTTACAATTTGAGCAAATTATTTTTTTATATAAAGATCCAGAATAACAAGAAAGACACATTCCTTTTGCTTTGTGTTTTCTATTTCTACGGCATCTATTACATTCTATCACTTAAATCTCCTTTGGTTGTGGAACTCTAACTATGCTATTCCCAGCAGTTACATTAAAATTAACTTTTGCATTAATCATATCTTTTAAGCTATATATCGCACTATATGTGCCTTCGGGAAGAAAAGACATCCATTCGCCAGCCCTATTTGTTTTTGTTTGTTTAACTAAATTTTTCTGTGAATCAAAAACTTTTATCATAACCCCAGCAACAAACTTATTATCTTTTTTAATTTTGCCTATAACCTTAGTTTTTCCTTTCACTCCTTTAAACTCTGTCCCTTTATCATCTCTTTTCAACTCCCTGTGATCATTAATAATTCTTGGCTTCTTTTCAATGGGTTTCGGGGTTGGGGCAATTGAGGGCTTAAACTCTTTTGGTTGTTCAACCGCTCCTCTTGTGTTAAGCATTATTTTGCTATTTTGCTCAACTATTTCTAATCTTTTATTGAGCAAATCTAATTTTTCATTTATTTCTTTTAATAAATCTATTCCTGATTTTTCTTTATTCATATCTATCCTTTTAATTTAATTTCCAATAAACCATAACTCCATATATATTATTTACTGCTGCAACTTGAGAGATTGCCCTAACAGCGAATGATTCATCTGGACCTAAAAACTTTCTGCTTGCTGGAATCAAGGTAACTGTTTCCGGGTCGCCGACACCAACTGGATTAGCAGAAACAATAGTTGACCCGCCGCTGCCGGCAAAGCTAAATTCTGATTTTACTAATTCTAAATCTAAACCTGCCGATAATGTTGCCGCACATCTAACTTCAACTTTAACTAATTCGATTGAGTTATTTGTTTTAGATGGCATAAGATCGGCTTGAGTAAATTCTATTAACAAATGATTATTGGGAGTTCCGCTGGCAGTAGTTGCAATAAGAAATACTTTATTTGTTACAACTCCAACTGTAAATTCCCAGTCTGATGCGGCATGGTTTCTTTTAGCTCGATTTAACGGTATAAATGTATTATATTCCGTTCCTAAATTCATAGTATCAGCGCTGTAGCCATCAACATCTGTGTGCCCTGCTGCTGGAACTGCAGTAATTTGATTCAAATTATTATAAGCTACCATTCCGTTACTACCTGAATACACCAAAGGAGAAGCTGTACTATATATCCCTCCATTAAAAATATTATTAGTAATTTGAGTCACATCGGCAGCACATGATAATAGAGCTGCTGAAGAAATAACTGCAAATAAGTGACAAAATAGATTTCCAGATATAGTGTTTCCAAACCCAATATCTGTTATCTCGACCAACTCGGCATTCGGAGCTACATTAGACGAAGCAATTTGATTATTAATTAAATTATTAAATGCTCCAGATAACAGAGGGGTAGTGGCATCAATTTTAACAGTTGTTTCTGAAGAAAACCAAGTATTTAGGGTATTCCCTGAGACAGTAGAGAATTGACAGTCAAACATATCAAGTGCCCTTGCAGCATTAAATACTTTATTATTTAACACCGATATGTTATCTCCTGCATCTATATCAATTGCTATAGATGGAGCTGTTCCAAAAAAGAAGTGTAGTTGATTATTTGAAACAATATTAAAAAAGTGGTCTCCTATAACAGACCCCTCCATCCAAATTCCTTTTGAAAACCCTTGTGAATTAACATCTGTATTCATTAAAATATTGTTTTCAATATTAACTCGGTTACTCGTTGTTTGAAGACGTATCATTGCTCCCGTTTCTGCTGACGTAGCATCTGTTGATAAAATATTATCACTTATATTAATTCTTCCACAGTTTTGGAGCTTTATTAGATACGGAGACACTGAGTAAACATTGCTTGTATCAACAACATTATTTGATATAATCATATCATATGAATCGACTGATAATACCGCTAATGCTATATCATCAAATACATTATTTTTAAATATTACTTGATTAGCACCAACGCAAGATATAGAAGAACCAGTATTTGCAAAGGAGCATTTATTAACATTAATATTTGTTCCAGATGTTAATAAAGATATACCAGTATTTGAGGGATCATAAGTTGAGTATTGAAAACTACAATTTTCTATTAAAATATCATCTTTACCTGTTGCTCTAACTAAGCCACTGAAATTAGTGGTTTCAGAATATAGATTTAAATTTCTTAAAGTATTATTATTTCCAAGAGTTAAATATCCTGAGCCATTAAAGGAAAGCCTTGATCCTGTTTGAGTAGTTTGTGAGCCTCCACAATCTCCTTCAATAGTTAAATTACTAGATAAAATAACATTAGATGTAATACTTATATCTCCTTTAATTCTCAACACCCTAGACAATGGTTGATTATCACCGACTGCTATATCAGCATAATTTAAAGCTGCGTCTATAGAAGCAAAAGAACCGTGAGTTATGCTGTTTTCTTCAACAAATAAATCAACTTTATTATCAAGATTATTAACAAATCTTCTAAAATCATTAATAGCTGTTACAGAATTTCCGGCATTAACTTCAACTTGAGCAATAATTGTCTTATCATTGCTTGCTATAATTTCAGCAACAGAGGGGGTTGTTAGTTGACCACTAACGTGTTGGTCATCCTGTAACAATCTAGGGGTTCCGTCAGAGTCAATAAAAACATTATATGTTGAAACCAATGCGTCTTCTGGAACAAAGAATACAGTTCTCTCTATATTAAATATCTGACCATCAACAACTACTTGCCCGCCAGAAATATATAAATCTCCTGTCGGATTTTCTACTACACATCCATATATAACTCCATTCCCTCTCATTAAAGAACGAGGATAGGAAACATAATCTCTTGTATAATCAGTCCTTACATCTTTTCTGCCGACACTACCTAAAAGTCTTCTATCAAATAGATGTTTAAAAGAAGTTTTGTCGTGAAGTACAGTTCCCAAAAGTAAAAACTTATCTTCGCTAATTCTATCATATATCTCGACATCAATGGCATTGTCGTTAGTGACGGTCGCATAGCTACTGTCTGCTACCATTAATTCCACGTAATCAATACCATTAAGATCATAAAGTTTAAATTTATATCCTTCAGCAGTTGTTGTCGGTAAAGTAACAGTTTCTCCAGAAGTTGACAATAATAATCCGGAGCCTCTTGAACCAAGCTGGGCTGTTTTTACACCAGAATTATCCTCAAATCTAATTCTTTTTTCGGAAGCAGAGAAGTTTCTTGAAACAGAGATTATATCAAAAAATATTTCTGGATTGTCTGGAGTTCCTCCAGCATTAATATATTCTGCTCTGGGAATTCCTCTTAACTCAGCCTCACCTAATTCATACCCGTCAATAAAAAGCTCAAACAGAGTTCTATTTACAGGAGTTGTGGGAACACTAAAATAATCGGAATAAATTTTAATATCAACGCTAGAATCCGAAGTAAAAATAGGGTGTTCGTTTATAGTTAATGTAGACGTAGTAATAGCATCATAAACATATGTCCCATCATCAGCAACACTGTTTGATACTCTCACTAATCCACTAGCAACAATTCCCGCTGAAACCAAATCAACATCAATGCTGCTTACATTGCTAGAACCAGTGGTTTCTCCATTAGCATCTATTATTTTTCTTATTCCAGAAAATTCATATCCATCAATATAAAAGTTTCTATTTTCTAATGCGTCAACTTTTTCGGTGCCGCTAAATCCTAGTGCCGACCAAGCACTATTTGAAGTTGGGGCGACAGCTTCAATGTATCCATCAGCTTCATCAAAAGCTATTCCAATCTCTCCATTATGAACAAATGCGATTAGAGGATAGTGATATCCTAGTGTTTCAGATCTAAATGTTTCATTGAGGGCAATCACTAGGTTTTCAACAGTCCAGGTGCTTTGCAAAGAACTTGCTACTGGATAAGTTTGAATTGCTGTATTTACATCAATATCAGCAGTTTCGCCCGTAGCCCATCTAATTTTAATATCACTGGCTGCTGAACTCAATAACCTTGGATCACATCCACTGCTCAATATATATGGTGAAGATGGGTGAATTAACTGAATAACAGAGCCGCCTGTTGATGAAACATTTGGCTGCCTTAATGCTAATTTAAGTTGCGAGTCTGCTGATGTTTCCTCAGAACTTTGATAAATTACAGCAGTTCCAGCGCCACCGACAGGAAGTTCTCTAAACACCTCTATGGCGGCAGTTGCGGTATTTACTGATTTAATATTTCTTCTATAAGTATTTCCACCAACAGTCACATCAATTCTATCATATCTTTTAACAGAGCTTATTCCAGCAGGGACAGAAGAAAATTGAATAGTTCTTGTTCCACTATTAAACGAATTTAGTGCCGCAGATGATACTGAAGTAGTAGAATGATTTTCACCAATAAGATTTACATTTGAGTCATTATTAATTCCATTGCTATGGTTTTGGTCCCTATGTTTAATCACCTCTACAAGTTGAGCTAAATCTAGGGCTTCTATTGCCTCTTGAACATCATCGGCAGATATTGATTGTAGATTTGCCTGAACAACAGATATAGCACTAGCGTCGTGAGCATCTATTAAATCACCAATATGATTAGTAATTCTTGTGTATAGGTCATTAACAATTCCTTGAAGATTCAATGAAGCATAAGGGGAAATATACCCATCAATGTCTGAGGTTTGATGCCTGCCAAAAACCCCAGGATGACCAACGTGCTGATTAAGATTAGCAATATCACTAAGTAACGCTTCATTAATAGAAAGAGCAAACGTATTTACTTCTTCTATCCTTGTTTTCAAATATGTGGTATTATAGTTTAAATCAAGCTTTGATTCAACTATGCCTGCGTTCGTTGCGACCTGACTATTTGTAATAGGAAGAGTTACTAATCCGACAGTAGAAAGGGCTGAAGCTTTTAATGTTCCATCTGAATTTAAAGAAGCATCGAGCCTTGTTGCTAAGTCTGTCGCAGTCCCTTGCGGCTCTATACCCAAAGCTTCTTCGATAGCAAATACAGCACTCCTGACAGAGTTAATAGCCTCTCCACCAATTTCACTTATATTGTCATCTACCCTCGGTAGATTTTGGTCGTTGTCTATTTGACTTGGATATGTGCTATCTCCCATTTATTCCTCCACTATGCTTCCGCATTTTCTTTAGTTTTTCCGTTCTCTATTTCAACCTTGCGTTGCCACACATTACCGCCTATGTAAGCTCCAGTGACTAAAGTAATAACTGAAACCCATTCTGTTCCTGTCAATATTACTACACGACTAGTATCTTTAAAAACCCAAGTACTTAATAGGGGCGGAACAAAAGCAGCCACTGTTGCGATAATTATCACCATTAAAGCTAAAACCCATTTTCTAGATCTTTTAATTTTTTCTTCATTTTCAATCATTTTTTTTCCTTTTGTAACTTTTTAACAAAAGCAGTAATAAATATTTTAATATTCTCATTTTTAACTTACCACATTTTGATCAGTTATGCTTGCTGCCGCAGGCACTATATTTACCTCTGTCCCTGGAAAACTAAAACCTACGTTTGAGGCATTTCCTTTATATAACATATTTCCTTGAATAATTGAGTCCCTTATATTATTTATAACCATCATAGACATTGTTGTAAATGTTTTATTAAATACTCTCACTTTATTATTACATATTCTGTTATATCTTGCTTCATCTCCAGAGGTTCCAGAAGTTTGATTTAACCAAAAAATATATTGTCCACTTGCACCTGTCCTGTATACATCGATTTCATTATTCTCTATAGAGCATCCCTCTGGTGAGTTGGCATCATTTCCTGTTAAAATAATAGCAGATATAATTCTATCGTCATCACTAGTATTAAAATTAAATCTGTTTCCTGATATTACTAAATGGTCGGCATCAACGGCATTTATTCCATATGCCCAAAGGCCTCCCTCAAATAAACAGTTTCTAATAACAGCATGATCGGGCAAGTTAGCAACATAAGAGACATTTAGATTGTTAGTATTATCATTTCTACCAGTACCTATTACTGTTACATTTTCGATTAATATTGGATTTTTTAAATGAGTGGCCGCCTCTCCGGCCCCTCCAGTTCCAACACTGCCTATTATAGTTACTGCACCAGTGTCATAAGATAACCCATCATCCATATCTGAAATTATAGAATTTCTAAGTGTAGCTGGTTGATTATATCCATCAGATCCATCTAACATAATTATAGGCTCATTAGCACCAATTTCAAACCCATCATCCGTGGAATTTGGTAAATTAACTCCAACTAAATCTAGCCCATCCAAAATAGCACTATCTAAAATCTGTATTGGATTTTGATCAGACGATCCAGAATAATTTCCTATTGCGTCACCTAAATTAACTTTAATATTTTGAGCCAAAGCCTCTCCAGATAACTTTAAAACTGAATTTGTGATACTTGACACAGCATATATTTCTACATCTTTAATAATATTTCTTGTATAACTGCCTCTTGGGCTATCAAAAACTATTCCCTTATTAGTAGAATTCAACGCTGTTAAAACAATAGAACTTCTTTCAACAGTTAAGCCCCCGCCAGTAGCATCAATTGCTGTAGCAGGTCCAGCAGAGAAATAACAATTAGATAGTTGAACTGATCTTCCATTGTGGTGCCTAAATGCTATTGATTCTGAACCTGGAGATATAAAACAATTTTCTACTTTTAAATCTGTGACAGTTCCATAGCAATCAATAGCAGCATTGCCGCTTGGCGTACCACTTCCCAAAAAATCACTATTTCTAAAATATGCTCTAGTAATTCCTCCGCCATTGGCAACCGAAACTTGACCAGTTATATCACAATCCTCAATTGTAATATTTTTAACATCAATAGTAATAGCAGTTGGCGAAGGTGTTCCACCTTCAACTATACTCAATCCAAACAATCCCGAACCACCACTTCCTGATTGAAATTTAAATAATCCGTCTGCTCCGCTTCCCTTTGAATTAGTTATTATAGCAGAACCAAGAGCTATTATTTTAATTGGCTTTACAATAGCCGGCGGGTGGGTTGCGGCAGTAGTAGTCACTGTAAAAGAATAATTTGGTTCAACTATTATGGTTCCCCCATTGGCGTTATTTAAATCAGTTATAGCATCTGTTAAACTGGTATACATTTTTCCAGTATTTCCAACAGATACAAAAGTGTTTAAATAACCATCAGTAACATCTATCCTATCATCTAATTTATCAAAAGCTCCATAATATGGACTCGTTCTGGCGGTTGTCACTTCATTTCCAAGTGTATCTACATAAGCATCAATATTATTCAATAGGTCTTGAATATCATTGCTAGGAGACGCAACATTTATTACTGACATAGGACCAATATCAACTCCTATTGCACCTGCCCCTACAGTTGAGCCCAATCTTCTTACAATTTCGGTTACTCCACTAGACAAATATGATTCATCAAGAACATAAGAATCTGCGAAAGAATAAGGGCTGCTTCCACCAGTATATAGAGAAGTATTATTAAGATTTGTTAATAAAGAAGATGTTTGAGAAGCTACAGAACCAGAACTTAAAGAAAAAGGAGATCCGACAACAGCATCCGCTCCAATAGCGGCAGAGCCGGCTGTAGCCCCAAGTCTTCTTATAATTTCAGTTATAGCACTTGTCGTATATGATGCTGGTAAAGCATATCCGTCAGCAAGTGTATTCGCACCACTGCCAGAATAAAGTGTTGAAGAGTTTAAACTACTTAGTAAAGAAGTTAATTGAGAACCAACAGTCCCAATTGATAATGAATAAGGAGCACCAGTTCTAGCAACACTATCAATAACTGTGTCAATGTGTCTTGGCGGATCACCAGCGATATGTGCTTCAATATTAGAATATGCGTCATTGAGTCTTTCCACAACGGTTCCAAACGGTCCTTGTGGATTTTGTCCAAGAGTTTGCTCAATAGATATAATAGCACTGCGAAGATCATTATGGTCCGATGCCAGAATCTCGTCTCGCCTATCTACAACCTCTCTTATTTCAGAATATCCGTCTATTGCGTTTGGATAATTTGTTGCCATATATAAACCTCTTAAAATTAGTATTTAAAAATATTCTTAACTTCTTTATTAATAAGATTTTCTAATTCTTTAATTTCTTTTTCTTTTAGCCTAGCTAAATATTTTTTATCTAAAAAATAATTATTATCAAAACCATTGGTGTGAGGCTTAAATGAATAAATTGAATTATTTCCCTCTGCCGCCTTTTTACAACTCTCGTAAGAAGTTTCTCTCATAGAGAAGTTTATAACCTTATCAGTCGTAATAAAATCATTATTAATTACTTCAAGATTGAACTTTTCTTTTATTTTCATAAGTTCTTTTTTATAATCACGCATACAATCTTCATTTTTTATAAATATCGAATTATCCGCGTCTTTCATCATTATATGCCATTTTGAATAGAATTTATTCCAAGATTTTATATTATCTATTATTTTTCTATATTTCTAAGCATTATTCATTCCCAATGCACAAGCAATGGGCTCTCTAACATTTATAATATAATTAATATTATTTCTATTTTCTTTTAAACTTGATATAATAAATTTACTTGGAATTTTAATAATTCCGTTCTTTAATATACCAGGGTCTTTAATATTTTTACTACAATGTAAATATGAAGCATAACTTTTATATTCTATATTGAAAAAAATCAATAAACTCTTTTTCACCAAGGCTTAAATGAGTTGGCATGCGTGCTGAATGCTTCCCTATCGCTATTATAATACAGTCTTTAAAATTATTTACAATTAGCCATTGTAAATAATTTGTCCCAGTTCTCTCTAACCCTATCATTTGAAATATATTCATTAAATCACATATAATTTTTTGCTATCTCGTATTTTCTATCTAACCTTGTGTTTTCTGTAGAACCTTCATATAACCACTTAACTATTTTTCTAGATTGAATCTTACCATTAAAAGTCAATGTATAAGTATATTTAGATTGCTTTTGAGGCAAAACACTTGGGTTTTTAGCTTCTTCCACAAATAGTTTAATATTTTCTTTTATCCAACAAAGCATCATATATGTTCCAGCGAAACTTATTTTACACTTTGTCTTGTGAATACACCCATCTCCGTCCAAATAGCCCCTTATGAAATGAGAAATAAAATTTTTATTAATTTGTGAAGGGGGATTTAAAATATAAACTTTATTATTTATTATGTTAAAGTTAAAATCTAAATCTTTTTCTATTTCTTTTGAGCCAAAAACAATCTCGGGGGTATTACTGTATAATTTAATTTTATTATAATTAATAAATTCACCAAATTTTTTAAGATGTCCAATATCGCGTTTTTGAAGTGCTAGTCTAACTCCCCCTTTCTTTCTAATGCTACCATCTGCCGCTAAAAATCCAGCCCAGTAAGCAGAGTTAATATTGTATTCTTTGAAACATTTATGATTAATTTGCTCATTTCTTTTCGCCTGTGAAATTGACCTACTTATTCCATATCTTTTTACTCTACGTGCTATATTAGTTTTAGGTAATTTTAATTTTTGAGAAATAAATTTTATACTATGCCCAGATAAATATAAATTTACAATATCATCTTTATTAAAATTAACTTTCCTGCGTAACGGCACATTTTTAGATTTTAGTATATTTGTTACACACGAGAATGACGCCCCAGTAGCAATCGATACTTCTTTAATTGTCTTTCCATTTTTATAAATATTTATGATTTCATCATAATTATATTTTTTTTTAAATCCTGGTGTAGATACAATAGTATCACTTTGTTTTACTATTTTTCTTATTACGTGTAATTTAATATCAGTTATTTCTGAAATTTTTCTATAAGATAAACCACTTTTGTACATCTCAACTACTTTGTTTTCTATTTCTTTACTTGTTCTTTTCATTTTCTTCCTTTATATCGTATGAGTGTGCCCTAGAACAGGCATAACAACTCCATTGATAATTGTATGGTTGTGCCCTTCAGAAAGCAATGTTGCTATTCTTATAGTATTTATATCTGCTCCATTAGGTATAATAATATCGTGACTATGAGCAGGTAAACCTGGAGCAATATTAGTAGAGGTAGTTAAACCCTCTGGTGCTGGAGAAGTGTCTCCAACTATAGGGAATTGATATATTATATCTGTAACAGGAAATCTTTTAAATTTTATCTTTTGAGCACCAGAGGTACTAAAAACATTTCTAACTCTAGTTACATTAAGAACTTCATATCTATATTCAACAGTTCCATTCTCATTAAACCTAATTACAACATCTCTGTCTTTTATCGATGGAAATGGTAGTGTCCAGCCATCTGGCTCGTATACTGGCTCCAAACCACCTCTATCCACTATTTGTACATCATCTGTCGCAGGATCTATGCTTACAAGAATTCTTCTATCTGGTCTTCTTGGGTTAAAGAATTGCGTATACCCTTGAACAAAACCTGTGCCATAGCAGATCGAGCACCTTGCGTCTGAATGCTCTCTTCTACTCATCATACAAGCACATCTTATTCCTGTCCACATTCTTCTTAATAAAATAAAAGGCTCTCCTGTAGTCTCAAGAAGAAGCTCCTCTCTCTGTAATATATGAGTGGTTAAATCAGGAACTCTTACCCTATTACCATTTTTCAACTGAACTCCGCCCCAATATGACCCAGAACACTGACCCTGCATAAAACTTGCCGGAGATAATCTTCTATAAGTGCCACAATAATCAAATCTTTTAAAATCTCCTAAAGAATCATTATTGGTCCCATCTGTTGTTATATTATCAAACTCTTCTTGTCTATACCTATAATATCCATCATATCCATCAAATAATCTATAGGCATTGGGTCCACCAGAATAAACTTTATCATATCCATCATAACCATCTCTATATCCATCATTTCCATAACCATCAATTTTAACCCAAGTTACTTGATCGTTTGGCTTTGTAAAAGTTGGAGTGGCTTGTACCACAATTGTATTGCCGTCCTCTCCATAGCCCCTTCCATTTGAGGATATAACAAATCCTTCTGGAATTACAGATTTAGAAACATATCTAATAAGCTCTGTTCCAATATCCAGAATTCCATAATCAGGAAATCCATCCGTAGATCCTGGAATCAATAAATCATCAATGGCAACTTCTAAATCGACCACACTTTCAGGGTAAAAGAACATATTTGTTCCGCCCTGAGTCATACCATCAGTTGTAAGTAATGTAGGATCAAACTCTACTGCTTTTAAGTTAAAATAATTCGTATCTCCAGGACATAAACCAGCAATAGTTGCTTCCACATCAGAAACAATAAATATTGGATCACTATTTAAAACCAACGATCTATCTGTATTGAATCTTATATTATAGTAAACTACATTATCTTCATCATAAGGATGTGCTTGTTTCCAGGTTAGTTCCACCTCTGTTCCTATTCCGGAATCTAAAGCGGCAACCAATCCTAAATCTGTAGAAGGAAAAAATGGTTTATACTGGCAAGCTCTGTTTGTTAAAGGAGGGCTCTCCACCACCTCTTCAGCAACTCCATATCCAGCTGTATAAAAGGTATAGCTATAGGCATCAAGACTTCCATACGAGTCAAGAACTTCTAGTTCAACACTTATTGCCTTTGCTCCGCCTAGAAAATCAGGAGATTTTGGATAAACTCCAACAACATATTTTCCAGTACTAGAAAATATATTCCCAGAATATCCATTAACAAATGCTCCATTTTCTATTACCTGATAGCCATCTATTATAGTAGAAAGTGTTCCAATTTGAGCACCATCGTAGCCATCAGTTAATATGGTATAACTAACTGTTGTTGTTTTAGGAATATCTGTTTGCCCAAATGTAGGAAAAAAATTGGTAAATTGTGCCATTTTACTCCATTTTACTTAACTTCTTCAGTTAGCATTTTTTCTTTCTCTTTTCTCTCCTTTCCTTTTATGTCGTGATGATCTAATAAGTTTTCTATATATTCTTGAACCTCTTCAGGTCCTTCATGTTTATTTTGAAAAGAAATTTGTGCTTGAAAAGCTTCTTGTTCATTTTCGTCATCAAGATAATTATCTTTATCAACCTTTCCATTAACTTGTCCCGCTTCTTGTTGTAAAACGTGGGTAGATTCGTGTAACAAATACCTCATTTGCTCTACCCAGTCTTTTTCTAAAAGGCTCTCATTTAAAATTATCTCTCCATTAATTGTTTTCGCTGATACGTCCAAAGGCTGAAACGAAACTTTAACATCATCTATAAAATTTGGTCTACGATCATATTTTTCGCATTTTTCTATAAACTCTTTTTCTTTTTTTAGAGCCATCTTTAGTTTTTGAATTAATCGCCTTTGCTTTGCTTTAACCTGATAGTTCATTTTTTAATATAGGAAATTTTTTAAGTAAATTATTAAATTGTTTGTTTAAAAATGCTTCTTTAACTTTATTATTTAAATCTTTTACTTAAAAGTATCCCCACCCCAATGTTTTAAGTTTTTTTTCTTTTAAATTTATCTCTATATACAACTTGCTTAAATATATTTTCACCAAAAATAGGTTTATAGTGTCCTATTCCATCCCAAAATATAGCAATTTTATATTTTGGAATTGTAATATCTATTTCAAAAGGAGGTATTAAATCATAATCGTGATGTTTTACATTAATATTAAGTTTACTATTTATTTTTTTATAAAACTCTCTTTCTGGTTTAGAACCAAGCTTTCCTGCCTTCTCCAATGCCTTAAAAATTCTTTTAATTCTTATATCTTTTAATCTTTTTACCCTCGCCATATGAGCATCTTTTCCATATTTATTAATAAATATATTACAAACTGTGCTCACACAAACATTATTTTTTTCTTGATATATCAATAAGCAGTAAATTTGAACTAAACTCTTTAATTATGGATTCAATTTTCCCTTCACTTAGCGTTTTAGGTTGTTTAACACTGTTTTTCCTCAGCTCTTTCATTCTAACACGAGAGTTCTCTATATTTCTCTCTTTAATTTTATATAATACTTTTTTATTTTTAGATAAATATTTATTAACAACACTTTTGGATATATTAAGTTTTTTAGCAACCTCTTTTGTACTATGCTTTTCGGAAAGGAAGTATATATTATTTATAATATCATTATTTAATTCTTTACTATTCTTAACTTTATTAGAAGTTATACTTTTGCCACGATTTTTAACCATCTCGTTTCCGAATTTTTGTCTCCAAATTCCTCTAATTTTCCTTTGGTCAACTCCATATGTGTTTTCCATATCTTTTAAAGACATATTACTATAAAACAATTCTATAAACTCTTTCTCTTTTTTAGGAACCATCTTTAGTTTCTGAACGCATCTCCTCTAATTTGCCTTCGCTTTGTAATTCATTTTCTGGCTCCTGCTCTTCAGCTTGTTTTTTCTTTTTGTCCATTTCCATCAGAGCAACTGCCTGCTCAAGCCTGGCAATCATTTCCTGTGCGGTCATTATTACTGTTTTAAGCCCGCAAATTTCAACATTAACTTCTTCGACTGTCGCAGGTTCTTTAATTCCTATATATGCTATATTTTTCTTTAAAACCATTCTATCTCCTTTCTTGAAAATTTCCTCCGTCCTGTTAAGTAACTAATAACAGCAGCAAAGGAAAATATTATACACAGCACCCAGAGTTCTATAACTGATGCTATATTTCAATATACTGTTGATTTCCATCATTTATAATTTTTATAATATCTTTGACTTTTTCTTTAACAAATTCCTTGTTATGACTTCCATTATCAACAACAGAAATATGTGTCCATTTTTTTCTATCAAGTATTAATTTTCTTATTTTATCATTTTTAACTACTTTATTATAAGGCTTTTTCCCAAAAACCGGTTTCCTATGCCCTATTCCATCCCAACAAATGGCGATTTTAAGATCAGGAATTGTTATATCTATTTCTAATCTGGGAACTACACTATAATCGTGATGTTTTACATTATACTCTATACTCTCTTTTAAAAGACTATAACATAGTCTTTCATTTTTAGAACCTAAGAATTTTGCCTTTTTAAGAGATTTCCCTGCCCTCTCTTTTTGTAATTTTAACATCATAGCAAGACGGCCTTCATATGCCTTTTTTCCAAATTTTTCTATCCATATCTTCTTAACTGCCCCTGTTCCCGTTTTATATTTTTCTGCTATTGTTTTTAACCCATTAGTATCATTAAATTCTTTTACAATATTTTTGTATTTTTCAGGGAACTTTACCTTTAAACTATTTGACACTCCAGATTTAATGCTTGCTAATTTTAAAATTCTCTTAATTCGTTCATCTACCTCTTCGTCACTAAAATATCTTCTAAAAACAGGAATAACAGTTTTAACATCACAACTGGCTTTAATAGAAATTTCTTTTGATGTAAGATTGGAATTAAATAATTCTATTATAGTATTTTTGGCTGTTTCACTAATAGTATGTTTGTGATTTAAACTATATTTATAATTTTTATTAGTTAATCCCTTTGGAACAGTCCTTGTTCCTTTTTTCCACTGCTTTTTTAAAGATGTAGAGTTAGCTAATTTTTTTCTATCTTTATTTTCTGGAATTGTATCCCATATCTTCCTAATATAATATGGAGAACAATATACATCTAATTCATATGGAGATTTCATTATAGAAAAATTATTTATTATAGTTTTATTCATATTTTCTATATAATTTATATGTTTTTCATCTTTACATTTGAATAAATGACTACTTACACCTGTTTTTGTTTTACTTTTTCTACCGCAAACTGGACACTCTTCTTTCACTATATAATTCTCCTTTGCCTTAGGTGCCGTAGACGAAGATAATTTGGATTTGAAGCAAGTACCCTGAAGCTTCCAAATCCCGTTGGTTTTGGTTTAATACTCCATTTAATCTTTTCTAAAGCTTGTGTGTGCCTTGTAACAAAATGTCCAAGTTGATTATTTAGAACATTAGATAATGGTGGCGGATTCATAGTAATTCCATTATCTGTAATTGTAAACTCTCTTCCCGCTTCAATTAACATTTGTGCCCCTGTTGCTAATATAAAAGCACCTTCTACAATAATATGAGCATATCTGTCATAAATAACCTGGTCCGCAAACGTAAAACTAGTAAAATGTGGCGTTTGATTAAACTCACTTAAACTGTTTTGTAAGAAACATACTAATTCATCATCTGTAAATATTGGACAATTTGATAATTCTATGTTTCCATACTCATCAATAGTTTCTGCCAATCCATCACTTTTTAGTCTGGCTTTTAACTGTTTCAGCAATATATTAATTCCACATATTTCATCTTGAGTCCAGGCGTATATTGGAGCGTCACCAATTTCTAAATCAGCACTTATGTCAGCACCTTGAATCCAATCAGAATAACAGCTAACAGCATCTGTTGAAGAGTTGTAGTATCTTGTTCTATAATAGTAATTTTCACTTCCACTGCTGTCAGTGAACTCATAAGTTGAAGTGTTCGCAACTAAAGTTATTTCA